GGCCGCGCCGGCTACGCCGTACCGCGGAATGGTGATCGACGTATCCGGCGGCGCGTTGCCGCCGGAACTCACCCGCCGGCGCACCGGGGCAACGGCGCTCGCCGCGGTGATGCCTGCCATGGCGGCCGCGATCCGGGACAACGACATTGGCCGGGTGAACGCGGCGTTGTCCGACGTCGTCCCGGCCATGGACACCGGCGGTGGCGCCGTCGGCAACGGTCAATGGTTGGGGGAGTTGTGGACCCCGGTCGCGCAAGAGCGGCATTTCTGGACGCGCGTGCAACACCAAACCCTCACGTCGGGGTTGAAGGTGTACGGGTGGAAGTGGGGAGTTCTGCCGGCCGTCGGCCCGTACGCCGGGAACAAGACGGCGATTCCGTCCAACGCCGTCACGATGGTCCCGGCGGAAGCGCCGATCGTCCGCTACGCCGGCGGTTGGGACATCGACCGTATCCTAGTTGATCTTGGCGAACCGGGGTTCCTCGAATCGTTTTTCCGGGCCGCGACGGTCGACCTTGGGAACAAACTCGAAGCGGGGTTGGCCGACGCGATCGCCGCGGCCGCCGGCGCCGGCGGTACGGCGACGGACGTCTATGCCGGTGTGTCGTTGGCGATCCGAACGTTGATCGCCGCCGGCGCGACCCCGGCCGCCGTGGCGTTGGCGCCCGACGTGTGGGCCGACCTCGTGGAATCGCCCCGGTCGACGTCGCCGTGGTGGCTGCCCGAACAGGCGTCACTATCGTTGGGCGCCGAAACAGCCCGGCTCACCGACCTAGGCGTGTTCCTAGGCCCGACACTCGACCCCGGCGTGATCCTGGCGTGGGACAAACGAGCCGTGACAACCTATGAGGCGTCACCGATGCCGGTCCGGGTGCAGGCGGTGAACATCCCCAACGGCGGTATCGACCTAGGCGTGTTCGCCTATTCGTCAACGATCGTCAACGACGACCGCGGCGTGGCGCTCGTGACCGTCGGGCCCGACGTCCCGTAATGACCGAACCTGCGTGGCTGTTGGTCGCCGACGTGAAAGATCAACTACGGATCGCGGCCGGCGACCCGACCGACGACGCGTTGATTAACCGGTGCGCGGCCGCGGTCGAACCACAGGTCGAACGGGCCCGACCCGACCAACGCGTCGACGGGCCGCCGGCGGCGTACGTCCCCGACGCTGAGGTCTACCAAGCGGCCGTGATGCTCGCCGCCCGGCTCGTGCGCCGGCGCAACTCCCCGGGCGGCGTCGAAACATTCGGCGAGTCAGTCACTTACGTATCCCGCATGGACCCTGAAATCGCCCGGGCGTTGCACACCGGGCCCAACCGAATGCCGGGCGTCGGGTGAACGTCGCCGGCGCGGTGCAAGCGATCGTCGACCGGTTGACGGCCGTCGGTGTGCGGGCCGTGCTTGACGAACGGGACATTAACCCGCCGTGCGTGTACGTCGCGCCGCCGGCGATGTCGTGGCGATTCGCCCGCAACGACTTCGACGCCGAATTCACCATATGGGCGATCACCGGCGCCGCCGGCCGTAATATCGACCTCGTTAATCTAGGTGAATTGATTGACGACGTGACGGCGGCGTTGCAATTCGCCGCGGTCCGCGGTGAACCGGCCGACCTGTTGATCCCGCAACAGGCGGCGCCGTTGCCGGCGTACCGCTTGACGTTCACCGAACGAGTACGCCAACCCCGACCGACCGCAAAGGAGAATTAACCATGCCCGTACTTGGACCCGGCACACTCGAAATTGGCGTGACCGGAACTGAAATCGACGTATCGTGTTTGGTGAACGGGTGCCGCGTGACGCCGACCAAAAACGAGGGCGACGCAACCCAAAAGCTATGCGGGACAAAGGTTCCCGGCGCCATCACCTACACGGCGAAACTGTCCGGCAATATGGATATCGACCCGGACGAAGGCGCCGCCGGCATCTTCGCGTTGTCGTGGTCGGCGCCCGGCTCGCAACAGGCATTTAATTTCGTGCCGAATACCGCGGACGGTACGGCGGCCGCCGGAACATTGATTCTCGACCCGCTCGACTTCGGCGCCGACAAATACGGCGATCTATTGGCGTCCGACTTCGAATTCACCATTGTTGGGGACGTGACATTTACGTATCCGACGGGCGCAACGGCGGTAATGCGGACCGGTGTGCCCATTGCACAGGAACGGATCGGGCCGCCGGCGCCGGCGGACCCGCCGGCCCGAAAGACGCGGCAAAAAGAATCGGTGAAATGACCGGCGGTGTCGAATTAGTCGGCGGCGCGCAATTCGCGCGAACAATGGCGCAATTCGGCGACGATATCCAACAGCTGACCGACGCGCACCAAGCGGCCGGCGCTGAGGTCGCCCGGCTCGCCGGCGGCCGGGCCCGCCGGCGGACCGGTGCGCTCGCCGCGTCGTTCGGTCCGCGGGTCACCGACGCCGGCGTGGCGATCGTGTCGCCGCTCCGGTACGCCGGCGTCCAAGAATTCGGGTGGTCCCGGCACGGCATTACCCCGTCGTACGCGCTGACGTCCGCACTGGACGACGCCGCGCCGTCGGTGGAACGAATCTATGCGGACGCGGTCGACACCGCGCTAGGGAAGGTGAGAGGCAAGTGAGCGCACGCAATCTAGCGCCGGTGCCGGCCGACGTCGAACTACCCGACGGGCCGTTCGACGTCCCGGTAACGAAACTAGGGTTGACGATTCCCCGGTTGCGGGTCGTGCCGGCGACGGGCGACCCGTACGTGGTGCAGGTGTTGAACCCCGACCTGTTGCTGTTCGAAGACACCGCGTCAACCCACCGATGGAAGGGACCCGGCGACGCGCCGTTCCGGTGGGTGACGTTCGTCGCGTGGGCCGCGTCGGTCCGTACCGGGGTTATCGACGCCGCGACGACGCCGTGGGACGTGTTCAAAGCGACCACCCGGCAGATCGACAACCTATCGGCCGTGTCGGCGGACCCTACGCCGCCGGGACCCGTTCCCGGTTGATCGTCGAAATAGCGGTCGCGACGTCGACGCCGCCGGCCGGGTGGCGGACCGAATCCGATCAGGTGTTGGCGACCGTGCTTGACGTGTTGAACGAACAGGCGAAGGCAATCCGCAACGGGAGGTGAGCGACGGTGGCGCGGTCGATTGAACTGTTGGTGCGTATCGCCGTCGACGCCGCTAGCGCCGGCGCCGATATCGAAAACGCGAGCGGTTCGGCGCAACGCTTCGGCGCCGGGATGGCGCAAATGGCGATTCCGGCCGCGGCCGCCGGCGCCGCGATCGTGGCATTCGGCAAAAACGCGGTCGACGCGGCGAGCGCGGCGCAACAGGCGGCCGGCGGGACCGAAGCGGTGTTCGGTTCGTCCGCGCAACAGGTATCGGAATGGGCCGCCAACGCCGTGGAATCGGCCGGGTTGTCGTCGACGGCGTATCAAACGATGGCGGCCGGGATCGGCGGCGCGCTGACCGGCATGGGCGTCCCGATGGACGCGGCCGCGCAATCGACGCAAGAGTTGATAACCCGTTCCGCCGACCTCGCAAGTGTTTTCGGTGGCACGACCGCGGAAGCGGCCGACGCCGTGACGTCGGCGTTCCGCGGCGAGTACGACTCACTGCAACGGTTGATACCCGGTATGTCCGGTGCGGCCGTGGAAGCGCAGATAGCGGCCGACGCGCAAGCCGGGATGACGTTCGCGAGCCAAGACGCGGCGAAGGCGCACGCGATCACGGCCGTAATCATGGACAAAAGCGCGGCCGCGGCCGGCAACTTCGCGAAGGAATCGGACACGGCCGAAGGTGCGGCGTCGCGGTCCGCGGCGGCCGCCGACAACGCCGCGGCGTCGTTGGGTGAGTCGCTGTTGCCGGCGTATACGGCGTTGCAGACCGTGTTAGGTAGCGTCGCAACGTTTATCGGGCAAAACACCGGGCTCGTGTTGACGCTCGCCGGCGTGATCGGCGGGTTGGCGGCCGCCGTGCTCGTGGTGAACGGTGTGTTGGCGATCGCGTCCGCGGCGACGGCGGCGTGGGCCGCTATCCAAGCGGTCGCGTCCGGGATCACCACCGGATTTACCGCCGTGATGGGTGCGCTTAACGCGGTGTTCGCCGCCAACCCGGTCGTGTTGGTTGTTATCGCGATCGTAGCGTTGATAGCCGGAATCATCCTGCTATGGAACAACTGTGAAGCGTTCCGCAACTTTGTTATGGGCATGTGGGAAGCGATCGCCGGCGCGGCGACGGCGGCGTGGTCCGCGATCGCGTCCGCGGCGTCGTCGGCGTGGAACGCGATTAGCTCACTGGTCGGGTCGGTCATTTCGGCGATTAGTTCCGCGATCACGAGCGTCGGTAGCACCATCGTTGGCATATGGAACACGATTCGGTCGGTCGCGTCGTCGGTGTGGTCGGCGATTGGGTCCGTGGTGTCGTCGGTCGTGTCCGGGATCGCGTCGGCCGTGTCCGGAATCATCGGCGGTATCACCGGCGCGTGGAACTCGATTCGGTCCGCGGCCGAAAGTGCTTGGCAGGCCATTAGTTCCGTCGTGTCGTCCGTGACCTCGACCATTTCGTCGACCGTGTCCGGTATCCAAGGCGGAATTACCGCCGTGTGGCGGGCGATCCAATCCGCCGGTGAGGCCGTGTGGCGGCCGATCCAAGCGGCGGCGTCCGCGGCGTTGGGTGTCATCAAAGGATTGATTGACGGCGTGATGTCGGCGATTAGCGGTATCGGGTCGGCGATCCAAAACGCTATCGGGTGGGCCGGGAACCTGCTATCGAAGATCACCGGCGCCGGCAACGCGGCCGCGGCCGTCCCGGGTGGCACGAGCATGGCGTACGGGTTCGCCGCGGCGCCGTCGCCGTCGCTGACCCGGGCCGGGTTGCTCACACCGTCGACCCGGGCCGCGTCGGCGCCGGCGGCCGCCGGCCCAACCATCATCGTCAACGGTGCGCTTGACCCGGACGCCGTCGCCCGGCAGATCACGAACCTGTTGCGCGGCCGCGGCCGCCGGGCCGGCGGGACCGTCATATGACCGTCCCCGTATCGGCGCCGCCGTCGTGCGTGCTGTTCGTCGACGGCGTCCGCTACGCCGACGGTCAACCCGGCGAGCTCGAAGCGGACCCGGTCGCGCTCACCGGGCTAAAGGTCGTGTGGGGCAGGGACACCACGATTGACCAACCGTCGCCGGCGTCGTGCTCGTTCACCGTGCTCGACCGGCCCGGCGAACCACGGTTCACCTCCCGGTTGTCCGTCGGCGCCCGGGTGCAGGTGCGGGCCGACGCCGTGGTGTACCCGGACCCGACGGTCCCGATCTTCCCCGACCCCGGGTTCGAAACCGGGCCGCCGTCGACCATCACCGGCAACGCCGCCGTGACCGTCCAAACAGCTGTTGTGCACACCGGGACACACGCGGTGCGGGTCGACCCGATCGACCCCGACCGGCGGGTCCGAATAATATTTCCGCCGGCGCCGCTATCCGCGTCACACGACCCCGGCGCGTGGGATGCGGTCCCGCGGACCCTGCCCGGCCAATCATGGCGCTACGGCGCCGCTGTACGGGTCCCTACCGCGTTGGCGGCCGTCGCCCGGGCACAAGTGCACCCGGTGACGTTCACCCAACCATGGGCCGGCACCGAACAAGTTTTGACGGACACCGCGGCGGCCGGCGCACCCGACGCCGGCGGGTGGTCCGCACACACGGCGCTGTTGACGCCGCCGGCCGGCGTGTGGTTGGGCGTCGCCGTCGACATCTTCCCTACCGGCCCGTCGTGGGACGACGTCCCGCCGGCGCTGACATGGAACGAGGTCCCGCCGGCGTTGGCGTGGGACGACCTCGCCGCTACCTACGTCGACGACCTCGTGCTGTTGGCGCCGGCCGCCGGCGCCGGCCGATCCGGGGAGGTGTTCACCGGCCGGATAACCGACCTCGAAGCGGAATGGGATAGCAACGCCGGCGGGACCATCGTCACCGTGACGGCGCAAGACGACACCGCGGAACTCGCGAACCGTTACGTCGGCGCCGAACCGTGGGCCGCGGAATCGTTGGGAACACGGTTCGGTCGGGTACTCGCCGCGGCCGGCCAACAGATGAAATACACCGTCGACCCGGTCCCGGCGGCGTTGCCGGTGACATACCGGGACGTCGACAACCAAGCGGCGACCGGGCTATTGCAGGAATTGGCGCAATCAGCCGGCGGCGTGTTGTGGTCCGCGACGTCGCTCACCACCGGCCCGTACCTACGGCTCGAAGACGTCAATGCCCGGCCGCCGTTGCTCAAACTCGTGCAAGGCGGCGACCTCGTGATCCGGATAACGCCGGCGGCCGCCGGCGTCCCCGGGTCGGTCACCCTATCGGCGTGCGACGTGCTACTCGACCCGGTCAAGTGGGAACAAGACGTCGCCGATTCCGCTACCCGCGTCGCCGTCGGGTGGAAGGACCAAGCACCGGACCCGGTCAAACCGACGGACCGGACCGTGACCGTCGTCAACGCGCCGGCGGAAGCGGCGACCGGGCAACGCCGCGTGCAGGTGAGCACGCAACTGTCGACACAGGTTGCCGCGCAAGGCGTCGCCGACCAACTGTTGGGCCGGCTCACGGCCGGCGGGTGGCGGGTCCGCGGACTCACCTACCGGGTCGAACTCACCGACCCGTTGGACCCGGCCGGGATCGCGCTCGTGATGACGATTCTTGACGCCACGACCCGAATAGGGTTGCCGATCCTGTTGACCGACGTCCCGGCGTGGTCGCCGGCGCCGACCCGGGCCGACGTCCCGCTGTACCTCGAAGGCGCCGTGCTCACCAACACGGCCGGCGCGTGGACCCTCGAACTCGTGACGTCCGCGGCGGCCGCGCAAGGCGCCGCGGCGATCAAATGGAACGACGTTCCGCCGGCGTGGCAATGGGACCAATTCGACCCCGCTATTTCGTGGAACGACCTACGCGGCGTCGGAATCTAGGGAAGGAACAACCATGGCAACAACGCCGGAAGGTTTACCGTATCCAAGCGGGACCGATAAAGTCGTCGACGGCGACGACGCAATCCACGCGCTCGCCGTCGGCGCCGGCACAACGTTTATGCTCCCCGTTGCGTTGAACGCGGCGCAATATCCGCGGGCTACCGTGATGGTGGCGGAATTGGCCGTCAATTTCGACGCCAACGGCCGTATCTACTTGGACACGAGCGGCACGTTTTCTCAAATTCTGTACGCCACGGTGCAGGCCACGACCTACCCGTTTATGTGTGCGTGCGTCAATCGAAGCCTAGCCAATTTGCAATTCTATTGCCGGTACGATCAAACAACCCCGGTCGTCGGCGCAACACAGGTACAGATATACATTGTCGGTATTCGCAAATAAGGAGAAAAACAAATGACGTACGCTGACACGGCCGCGCTCGCCGCGGACCCCGATTACGGTAGCCGGCTCGCCGCGTGTGTGGTCACCGAATCGTTGGGCAAACCCGACGACGCGTTGGCCGACGCCGTGCTACGCAACGGGCCCGGGTACGCCGTCAACGTGTTCGGGCCGACCGTCGCGTCGGCGCCCGGGTTCGGCGACAAATACGCCACCGGCGGCGCGGCGGCCGTCACCGACGCCGACCTGTTGTCGGCCGTGCAAGCGTCGTGGGCCCGGCTCGCCGGTGTGTACGCGCCATGATCCCGGACCCGGACGAGGTGAACCCGTTTTCGCTGTTGACCGGGCTACGGAACGAACCACGCGGCGAGTTCCCGGCGCACGACGACATACCGCGGCCGCGACTCACCGGCGAACAGGCGGCCCGGATCGCCCGCGATCGGCTCGCCGAATGGCGGCGCACCCATGGCATCTAGCTATAACGGGTGGCCGGCGTCCCCCGATAAACAAGAAATAGGAATTGTGCAATTCGGCGACGCCGCCGGATTCCCATTCCCGGGCGGTGTAAAGAATGGCGACGTCGCGACCGTATTAGGGTACGTCGCAACACAATTACATACCCGCGTCGAACCGTGCATAAATGGGTGGTGTTGGGGATATACGTATAAGGCTAATGTGAACAATCCGTCGCAACTGTCGTGCCACGCGTCCGGGACGGCGATAGATTGGAATGCACCCGACCACCCGAACGGGAGTTCGAATACGTTTTCTGACCAGCAGGAAGGCGTCATATACACCATTCTTAACGAGGTGCAAGGCGCCGTTTCGTGGCTGTACGGATACGATGAAATGCATTTCGAAATATGCGTCGACCCCGGCGACCTCGCCGCCGTCGCCGCATCACTTCCCGGCGGTACGCCGCCACCACCCGAAAAGGATTGGTTCGATATGGCAACCGAAGATGATTTGCGCCGCATTGTTCGCGAGGAAGTCGGGCAACGGCTCGCCGACCTCGACCCGACAATCCGGGAAACCTATAACCGGGCCGATTGGACGAACGAACGGACTAAGGGCACCGACGAACGGTTGGGCCAATTAGACCCGGTGATCCGTGAAACCTATAATTTCGCGTCGTGGACCAACGGGAACGTCAACACCATCTTGGCGGAAGTAACGACCGAATCGGCCGGGTGACCCGCCGGCGCGTCGGGTGGCGGGTCGTGCTCGAAGTGCTCGTGGTGGCGGCCGCGGTGCTCGTGATCGTGCTCGCCGGCCGGCGGCCCGACCCGGTCCCGGTGATCGACCCGGCCGCGGTCCGGGCGGCGTGCGCCACGTACGCCGGGCTCGACCTCGCCGAACTCGCGCCGATCTGCAAAGCGGCCGGCTACCAACAGCAGGTAGCGCCGGAAGACCTCGACCGGCCGTGAGCGTCGGGTACCTCATCGCCGGCGTGCTGTTGCTCACGGCCGCGGCGATCCTATGGTGGCCCGACCGGAACGGCCGCTAACATCGCCGCTCGTGACTCATTCCGTGCGGATCGTGACCGAACCTGACCGGGCCCGCGGCGTGTGCGCGTGCGGGTGGACGTCGCCGTGGCGGACGACCCGGTCACCCTGGTCTGACCGGGTCGTCCGCGGCGCGCCGCCGGCGCCCGCGGTGCTCGCCGAACGGGCCGCGCACCATCACCTACGCACGACCGCGGGAACGCCGCTACGCCGCGTCTAGACGGGTTGCGGAGGGAATAGCGGGACGTCGTCCGGGTTCGCCGCGCCGTTCGACGACACCGGCACCGGCGCGTCGCCGTCCGGGTCGGCGTACGTATCGGGCAGGATGCCGGCCGCCACGAGCGCGTCGACGACCTGAGCACCGGCGACCCGGGCCCGGTCAAGCGACCGAAGCGCCGGCGAATCACCGTCGAACGCGAGCGACGACGCGATCGTGCGGACCGCTACCTGACGTGGATTGGTTGTCATGGGCCCGGACCCTAGCGGACCCGTCCGACGGTCAGTCGTCGCCGGGGAAGTAGACCGACCCGGCGTAGTGGTCCGCGTTGGCTTGCACCGGGTACGTCCCGGCGTTGCGCACCGGGCATGGGCACCCGACACAGATACCGGCCAACGCCGGGCCCTCGTGCCGGTGCCCGCATTCCCGGCACGGCCGGGTCAACAGGTATCGGTCAAGTTCGCAGTGCTCGACCGAACACTGCCGGCAGTAGTGAGCTACCTCGCCGGTCGCCGGCGACGTCGTCGCACCATCACCACGGGCCGGCCGTCCACACGCACACGTCATGCCTTAACACTACCGGCCCAACGCGTTTCACCCGGTCGCGTTGTAACGCTCACTAACTGTTCACACGAATTACACGCGTGTTACCTCACATGGTTAGTGCTAACCGTGGGTAGCGATTCGCCGGCGCCGGCGGGCCCGGACCGCGCTAGGTTCGCCCCAATGTTTGCCAAGAAAACGGGCCCGACCGTGCGGCGTGTCTGCCGCGGAATGATCACGCGGCGCCGTACGGTCGGGCCCAATGCCGGTGCGGAAGTTTGCCGCTTCCCACCGATCTAGACCGCGTAGCACCGCGATCCGTCGTCCGCACATCGTATGTGCACCCGGGCCGCAAAACCGGGAAGGACGCAACCTAAGTTGTCACAACCACCGTTACGGGACCTCCGGCCGGCCGACCTTGCGCCGGCCCGTTGCGGCAACTGTTGGGGTACCCGCTATCGCGTCGTGATTATCCGACGCGTGGCGTGGTGGGAATGCGTCCAGTGCCACATACGGCCGGCCGAAGTAACGGCGGCCGCGACGGCGATCGGCGGGCGCCGCTGACCCGCTGACCTCACCTCACCGCGACACCGCGCCGGCATTGCTAACCGACGCGGTGAGCTACCCGCTTACCTCACGGCCAACGGCCGTGCGGGCGATGCCTTGCACCCCAACACAATTCAACAGCGGCCCGGCGAAATGTCCGTTTGCGGCAATGCCTTTAGGTCGACCGAAGGTCGACATCTAAGTGCTGAGTTCCGCCGAAGGCGGAACGAGAGCACAACCCAACTACCGCAACGGATATCGGTCTAGCTTTGGCTGTTTCGTTGCAGTAGGTAACGCGGGGCGAGTTGTCCACAATCCCGGGTGTGTCGGCGTTGTCGGTGCCCGGTGCTAGACCTCGTGCCATGCAACCGATAACCGTGAGCGTCCCGGACTGTCACGCGGACGCGATCGCCGCGGAAGTGCAGCACGACGGGCCGGGCACCGATGAACGGGCCGTGGTCCGGGTGTGGATCGGGCCGGCGCTCGAAGTGGTGATATCGCCGGCGGCCGCCGACCGGCTCGCCGACGCGTTGGTCGACGCGCTCGCCGCCGAAGATGACCGGTGCCCGGTCTATCTGCCGGCCGCCGTGAGCGCGTGGTGAGGGCGCCGGGCCGGTCGTCGGCGGCGTACCGGGCGGCCGTCCGCAAGAGCGACGACTGTATCCACGGCCAGCAGGGCGGCGACATCGTGCGGCCGTGGGCCGGTACGCCGGCGTGCGCGTTGTGCCGGCGGCGTCGGCCGATCCATTGGCGCACCATCGGCGAGCCGAAGCCGGAACCGTTGCCGGACAACGTCGTCAGGTTCCGTGCACCCGGGCGATTGTTCTAGCGTGTGGATCACTTCTGGTTATGGGTCACCATCGTTCGGTGGTGGCGGCAACGGCGGCAACGACGCGGTAAGCACGAGCCACCGGACCATCACCGATGACTGACACGCCGCGGCTCAAACGGTGGGCCGGTGCCGGCGCCACCCGGTTACGGCTCGCGTGCTTGGCTCGCGACTACGACGAATCGTTGGGCTACACGCCGTGTCGTTGGTGCGGCAAGCCTGCCACCACGGCCGACCATTGGCCGATCGCCCGGGCCGAAGGCGGGCCCGACACACTCGACAACCTCGTGCCCGCGTGCCGGCCGTGCAACGCCAAGCGCGGCGCCGAACTGTTCGACCAGCGGGCCGCGCCGCCAGCACCGACGCGCCGATGGTGACGCCCGTCACATGACGGACAACTGTGCAGTTATCCCGCGCGCGCGCCGGCGGCCGCCACGCTGCGGCGCGGACCACGCACGCGCGTGGCGCGCCGGGTTTTTGAGCGACGCTAAGACTCTAGTAGG